CATTCGTGAATTCTTCGTTGATAACAAATATACAGTTTTAGATGCAGACGAGCCAGCGATTATTAAAATCACTCTTGGTTCCCTTGCAAAATATCCAGGATATTACACAAGCAACTTGGGTTTCTTGGATGATGCTATTTACATTCAAGACAGTAGATTCTATCAAGCATTCTCATATGTTGTTAAGATTGATGAAAAGTTAGAAACATATCGTTCTGCAGTTAAAACATTAATTCACCCAGCAGGCATGGCTTTGTTTGGTGAGTTTGATGTAAGAAATGAATTTGATACTGGAACTAGCCTAACATCTATGCTGCGTTTCTTGGTACTACAATTCCAAGACGAAGCATTTTTATCAGACACTACACCAAATTTTGTAGTAACCAAACCACTGGCTACTCATTATCTGTTCGATGGAGTTACTGCGGATACAAGTTCAGTTACATTAGGAGACACACTTCCTCTTTTTGCTGTAACCAAACCTCTTGATACTCATTATCTAAACGATGGAACTACAGCTGATACAAGTTCTGTTACACTGGCAGATACAAGTAGAGTTAAAGATATTGGTAAAGCACTTTCTACACATTTTCTAAATGATGGTACTACGGCAGATACAAGTTCTGTTGCTCCAAGCGAGGCAACTATTTCTTATGGATACAGTTCATTAACTCGTTTAGGTATTAGCTTACTTGATACTACAAAGGTGTTTAATTCTCCAGTTTATACTCACTATTTAAATGATGGTACTACAGTAGATACAGATACAGTTTCTTTGGGTGATACAACACCAAATTTTGAAGTAGAAAAGGCAGTAAATACGCATTATCTAAACGATGGAACTACAGCCGATACAAGTTCCGTCACAATGAGTGATACTACAGGAACGAATAGTACTAGAACTGTTCCGTTCTTTGTCCTAAATAAAGAATTGGCTACCCATTACTTGTATGATGGGACAACGGCAGATACAAGTTCGATTACAATAACTGGTAGTGGAGGAAGTTTATGGTTAAGTCCTTATACAGATCCTTATCCAACTAGCAGTTCTTATTTTGCAAACGATAGTGGAAACTATACAGAGGGTGAAGCATCTTTCACTGGATAATTAATAAAGGAGATTTCGATGAAATTACAAGAAAATTTAAAAATGCTTGGTGAATTGACTATTCAAGTTTTTAACGAGAATGGCGATTTAAAATCAGCAATTAAAGTACCTAACCTAGTTGTTACGGTTGGTAAGAATTATATCGCTAGCCGTATGGTTGGTACAGCAGCAACAGTAATGAGCCACATGGCTATCGGTACTGGCACAGGCACACCAATCGCTGGTGATGTAAACTTAGGTACTGAGGCATATCGTGCGTCAATAACTATTGCTGCTTCTACTAATACTGTTACTTCAACTGCTACGTTTGCTGCAGGTAATGGTACTGGTGCTATTACTGAAGCTGGAATTTTTAACTACGGTACGTATGCTGCTAGCCCAACATCTGGACAATTTATGCTTTGCCGTACAACATTCCCAGCAGTGAATAAAGCAGCTGGTGACTCTATTGCGATCACTTGGGTTGTTACAGTAAGCTAATTAAAAGAAAACACATATGACTACATCTGCGTTAATGAAATCCATTCTGCATAATTCTATTGCAGATGGATTATACAACGAGGTTGTTACTAGAAATAGTAGATATTATTACTATTTGGGGAAAACAGTAACTTGGACAGACGATCTAACACCACCATATCCAACAGATAGTCTTTCATATGAATTTTCTTCACGTAATGATATAATTACAATGAAAGAAATTAAACCAACAGATATAGCGTATGTTATCCCACGCTATAACTGGACCAGTGGTACAATTTATGATCAATACGATGATCAATATTCTACAGAAGTTCAGGGTGTTAATTTAACAGCTGGTGGGACTGGTTATGGTTCTGATCCATTCGTTTACATTGGATCTCAAGGTTCAGTTAATTGGGCTGCATCTACTTCTTATGTTTTAGGTAAGTTGATTAAATCAGGTAATAATTATTATATTGTAACCACCACTGGTGTTACTGGAACTACTGCTCCCACGCATACTTCTGGTACTGTCACTAACGGTACTGCTCCACTTCAGTGGGTCAGTGTTAGCAATGGTGGTGGCACTGGCGCAACTGCCACAGCAACACGAGTTGAAGGAAGTGTTGCTGGTATTACACTAACTGCTAGAGGCTCAGGATACACCAGCATTCCAACTTGTATTATTGCTGGTGGTGGCACTGGTGCAGCAGCAAGTGCAGTAGTTACTATTTCTCCAAATGGATTCCAAAAATTAGAAAATGCAGTGTTTTATGTAGTGACAGATGAATTCAACGTATACAAATGTTTAGATAATAATCGTAATGGTGTATCTACTATTAAACCAACTTCAGCAACAGTGGATCCTATTGTTTTGTCTGATGGTTATATGTGGAAGTTTATGTATAATGTTCCTATTGCCTTGCGCAATAAATTTTTGACAGACGATTATATTCCTGTTGTAACTGCGTTACGTAATCAATTTTATTCAAGTGGACAACTCCAAACTATTCGTGTAGACGCTGGCGGATCTGGATATACTTCTGGAGCAATTACCGTACAAGGTGATGGAAATATTCAAGCAGACCCAATCTACTTAACTGGCATAACTCTTACCAGTGGAGGTAGTGCATATGTTAGCCCAACTGTTTCAATTGACCCACCATTTACTGGTGTTGCTGCTTGGCAAGCCAGCACTTTAGTTTTAACTGGACAAAAGTTATCTAATAATAATAACATTTATGAAGTAGCAGTTTCTGGAACTACTACCACCACTGGTCCAGTTCATCGTTTTGGTATTATTGCCAATGGTTCTGCTGCTTTAAAATATGTTGGAACACAAGCAACTGCCACTGCAACAATTAATGGCTCTGGAACTATTACAGCATTAACATTATATGGACTGTTAAGAACTATTCAAGTACTAACTGGAGGTAGTGGTTATACTTCTACCCCAACTATTACTGTGGGAACTTTGTGGACTGCATCAACTGCATTAACATTAAATTCTCAAGTTTATTATGCAAATAATTTGTATACTGTAACTACAGCTGGAACCACTCATGCTTCGACTCCACCGAGTCATACAACTGGTGCAGTTGCTAACGGCACAGCAACCTTAACTTGGGTTGGATATCCTGCTACTGTAAAAGCCCTGTTATCAGTAACTTCTATCATTCGGTTTGATGTTATGGATCCAGGACTTGGGTACAATACTGCTCCAACTATTAACATTGGAACACAGTGGACTGCATCGACTGCAGTAACTATTGGACAACAGATTTATCTTTCAAATAGACTTTATACTGTAACTGCAGCTGGTACTACGCATGCTTCTGTTGGTCCAACTCATCTTTCTGGAGCAGCAACTAATGGAACTGCCACCTTAACATATGTTGGTGCTCAAGCAACTGCCACTTCAACTATTAAATTTGGTGCAGGTTATTCTTCAAAACCAACTGTTACTGTTGCTGGTGCTCCAGGTGCTGGCGCAAATATTACTTTTACATCAGATGATTCTGCTGCTAGACTAATTCCAATTTTTGATAATGGACAATTAACCACAGTACAAATTGATGACGCAGGTGTTGGATATACTTTTGCAAATTTAAACGTAACTGGTAATGGTACTGGTGCATTAATTTCTGCTGATCTATCTCCAGGTGATGTTAATACACTTCAAGCCACTATTGAATTGCTCACTGTTGATGGTCGTATTATGAATATTCCAATCATCTCAGGTGGATGGGGATACGGTGGTACACCAACTGTTACTATTACTGGTGATGGTACAGGTGCTGTGGCAACAGCAACTGTTGTTAATGGTGCAGTCACTAAACTTAACATGACATCTTATGGTTCAGGATATCGATATGCAAATGTTGTTATTTCTGGATCTGGTTATGGAGCAAAGGCAAGAGCAATTATTTCTCCTTACGGTGGTCATGCTAAAGAAGCACTAAATAACTTTTATGCAAGAACATTAATGTTCTACAGTAACATCAGCCAAGATAAAAATCAAGGATTTGATGTTAACAACGATTATCGTCAACTGGGTATTATTAAGAATCCTAGACAATATGGAAGCACTAATAGTTTAACTTCTATTTTGGCTTCTGCTTGCTGGGTGGTTGCAGCGACTGCAAATACTACACTATTCACAAAAGACTCTATTATAACAAAAACAAGTGGTTCTACTCGTTTTAGAATTGTTACAAATACAGGTACTGCTATGTTGTTACAATCATTAGATAATGCAAGTATTTCTATCGGTAATAACTTTACCAATGCTGCTGGCGATGTTTTTACTGCCACTGCGGTCACTGCTCCAACAGCAGATAAATACTCTGGAGACTTAATGTTTATCGACAATAGAGCAGCATTTACTCCAACTGCCGATCAGACAGTTACATTAAGAACAGTTATTCGTTTTTAATAAATTATTCAACAGGATAAGATTAAACAATGTTAGACTTCAATACCGAACCGTATAATGACGATTTTGATGAGAACAATAAGTTCTATCGAATTTTATTCCGTCCATCTTTTGCTGTCCAAGCCAGAGAATTAACTCAACTTCAGAGTATTCTGCAGCAGCAAATTGCTCGCACAGGGGACCATCTTTTTAAACAAGGTGCAATGGTTGTCCCTGGACAAATATTTTGCGACACTAATTATAATTATGTTAAATTGCAAACTTTTTATAATTCAGATGTTATTGAAACATATATTCAAAATTTTGCCGACAGAGAAATCATAGGTTCTTCTGGTGTTAAAGCCACAGTCTTAAAAGTTGTTCGTGAAGAAGGTAATGATGAAACTACTCTGTATGTTCGTT